GGTGACCGCCCAACCCCAGCTTCTTACGGGCACGACGCGCCTTCGCATCCCCTTTGGTCCGATTTCTGCGACCGCGAGCGGCAGGATCGGAACACCCTCTAACTCGGCGTACCTGATTGCGGTCTGGTCTTCCCAGAGTGCCAAACAGAGGGCATCCGTCCACGTTGCATTTCGCTTGGTTCCCCTGACACTCCCCTTTGCGTTCATCGGTCATGCCTTTGCCTGCTGGTCGATGTGTTCACGGTACTTGCGTTCCATGTCTGCGACGTCGACACCGTTCTGTGCGAGGAACTGGACGAAGCCGAGGACGTAACGCACCTGGTTGCCGAGCTGTTCAAGTTCCAAGCCGAGCAGCATCGCCTTCTTGCGGAGTTGCCGGTTCAACTGCTTGTTCACTTCATCTCCTCAACAGTGCGTCGTAGCCCAAGAATCTGTGATGCGGCGTCCCGTGCAATCTGTGCCAACATCGGGGATTCTTGCTGCAGCACTCTGTCAAGCGCACGCAACTTCTCAATGATGTCTACATCGTCCAATAGCGTTTTGCGTGTTTTCTTTTCCAAGTGAGCGATGTATTTGGATGCATCATTCAGGAGTGTGTTTAGTTCACCTTCCTGAGTTTGTGCCGCCCGCTGGTCAAGTCGCGCCCGTATGGAGTCTGTCGTTGGCAAATCCCGCAAGAACTCGTAGAAGCCGTTGAGGTTGTCGCGGTTCATTTCATCTCCTCGACCATGTTGATGAGCAGGTTCGCTTGCCCTTTCGTCAACTGTTCAAGCTGCTTCAAGTTCGGCAGGTTCAACAACTCTTGGGCCTTCTCAATCTTGTCCTGGTAGGACGCGATGCCTTTGCCTGACATCATCGCCCGCACCTTCCCGATTTGGGCCTTCGATGCCGGAGCATCAGGGTCTTTGATTTGCGGGGTGGCTGCCACCGTCGCCGCGGTGGGGAACGCTTCTTGTACGCGTGCGATGAACGCCTCAGCATCCTCAACCTGCTTGGACACTGGCGGTTCGGCAGGTTTGGTGGTGAGGGTCTTGAACGCGTCACGCAACTTCGGCATGTCCGCATCAGTCAACTCACCGAAGTTCAGACCGGCGGCTTTCGCCACGTCCTGCGGGTCGATGTTCTGTTTGGCGCAAGCTTCACGGAACTTCGTCAACAAGTCCTGACCTTGCGGTTTCGGCTGTTCGGCGCGGGCGACTTTGCTCATCTCCTCACGCGAAGGCCGAGGGGCGGTCTTCGATTGGAAGACGAAGTTTGCCAACGCCCGCCCGATGGCCGATGTCTCCGCGTTCTCGACGTGCGAGGTGCGGTTCACTGGGCTGGCGTCACGCAGTTCTTCGGCGTAACCGGTGGCGACGGGGCGAGGATCGTTGATGTCCTTATAAATCTCGGCACGGAACACGACCTTGTTCTCGTCGTAGTGATGTATCTGGGTGAACACCTGCCCGTTCGGGTATTGTTCCCAGAAGCGGGCAAGTCGTGACTCGACCGTCTCGTAGTTGTCAAGGTTGAATCTCATTTCTTTTTCTCCTTAGTGAGTCGGAATGTCCGGTATTGGGTTTCTTTCTTGTATTTCGCGGCCAACGCAGGATGCTCAGCCTCGAACTTCTTGGTGTCAAACGATGAACGGGTGGCGGTCTTCCAGGTGCAGACGAGTTGGTCTTGGATCAGGCCGTACTCGGAGTCTTTCAGCATGTCGCACAGTTCGGCTTTCGCCAGCGACTCCGCCGCCTCAGCTTCGGCTGCCTGTTCTTTGGCGAGCAGGATGCGCTCGATGAGAACGAGGGCGTCTTGTCCGAGTTCGCGTGAGTTCTCCGCACCGCCCACGCCTTTCGGGTACATCTCCGACACGTGCTTGTACTCCAGCACGGCGTCGTCGGGCATCATGCCCATGTCGATGAACGCGAGGAACTGGCGGACCGCTTCGATGTGGATTTGTTTCTCGTCGCTCGTCACCTTCTGCGTGTAGAAATGCAGGTCAAGGCTGGAGTCGAAGATTATCCACGTGATCTCTGGGACGTCTGCGCAGATGGCTTGCTGTACGCCCTGCCAATACCAGTACGGCAGCAGTTCACCTTTCCACAGTTTGTTGTAGGTTTTCTGTTCATAGACACGTCCGGCTTCATCTTGCGAATCGAGGGTGGCGATGAGCCTGACGCCTGGTTCTTCGTAAGCGAACAACTGTTCCGGTTCGACGAGGTTGACTCCGAGCAGTTCGGCAGCCCAACCTCGGATTGGTGCTTCGAGTGTGGTGCCTCGCTTCATCGCGCTGTTCGCTTCCTTAGCTTGTGGCGGTTGGGCAGCGAGGAGTTCGACGGCGAGGTCAGTCTTGCTGACGTATGGGTGGACACCGTGGAGTGCTGCGGCGACTGACGCCGAGACGCGGGCTTCACCGTTCTCGTTCTTCCAACGAACAGCGAGCCATTCGTTAGAGCCGTGGGCGGGTTTCGGGATTTTTGTTCTCATCGGGTTCTCCTCTGTTGTTGTTTGGGTTCACCGTACAGGAGGGGTGTAACGGAGTCAAGTCAAAAGTTTGGGGTGCCCAAGCTGACGATCTTTTGGACCATGCCTGTCGGGATGTGGGTCACCATGCCCACGGTGTCCATTTCTGGTTCCTCGTCGGGGCAGTACGAGCAGGTGACTGACACGTAGCCTTCCAGAAGGTCGGGCCAGAGCCAGCCGACGGAGACGACGTGCTGCGGTTTCGCTCGGTATTCTTTGGTGCGTATCCACCCGTTCTCGGAATCGAACGCGTCAATCCAATGCACGGCCACCAAAGACCAGGGGCACGCGCTCACCATTTCTCGGACTTCCTATCGGATGAGAAGACTGGTGCGTGGAAGGTGATGCCGTTCGTCGGTGTCACCACAGCCAACGCCTGCTGCGGTGGCTCGAACGTGAAGTTGTTGATGAACGCGTACTCGTCGTACCCTTTCAAGCTCCCGTTGATGACGAGTTGCGGGGACGGCATGTATTGATGCCAGTGGCCGAGCCAGAGCGTCGAGAAGTTCTCGCCGGTGGTCAAATAGCGTTGGGCTTTGCGGGCACGCAGACGCATGATCGGCGGGTAGATGCCGCCGATACCGCCGCCACCTGATGTCTGGTCGCCGTGCGTCAACAGATGCCCCCACCCGTAGACCTTGACGAGTACGTCGGTCCCTTCGGGGATGTCGAAGGTGACCCGTTTGTCTTTCGCAAAATGCTTCTCAACCATCTTGGCGAGCAGCCAATCAAAGTTGGTTTTGACTCGGAGTTTGGCGCGGGGTTTGCGGGACATCCGCCCGTGGTTCCCGACGACCGAAGCGACGTGGACTTTGCCGAACTCGCCAGCCAACAGGTCAACTGCGGCGGCTATCTGCTCGGACCAGAACAGTAGCGAGCCGAGCATCGTGTCCTCGT